ATAGACGGAGCAGGAGATGGTTCAGCTAATTTAGATCTTGCTGCTACAACAGCTGCACAAAAAGTACAATTTTTAATTTGTGATGGTCCTGATACAGGAATTGCATCTGACGATTAATAACATATGAAACTCATAGTATTGAGATTTAGTTCAGAAGCAGACTCTACACATGGTCTGCTTTTTGAACATACAGACATAGGTAAAAAGTTTTTGTGTTATACTCTAGAAGATGAGGCAAGAGCATTAAAAGTTCGTGGAGAAACACGTGTACCTGCTGGCACATATAAAATAGAACTAAGAAAAGAAGGGGGATTTCATGAAAGATATACTAAAAAATATCCTGGTTTACACCGTGGTATGTTGCATGTTACCGATGTTCCTAATTTTGAGTATATACTTATTCATACTGGAAATACTGACGAACATACTGCTGGGTGCTTGCTCGTGGGTGACTCACAAGAAAACAACCAACTATTACCTGATGGATTCATTGGTAAGAGTGTTAACGCGTATAAAAGGATTTATCCTTCTATTGCAAAAGCCATAGAAAACGGAGAGGAAGTAACAATTACTTACCAAGATTACGATGAGTAAGGAAAGAAGACAAGGTTTTAAAGATAAATATTCTAAAGATCCAAGAGATCCGAAAAGAGAAGTAAAACAAGCTGTTGATCTTGGCGGAACCTCAGGAACAACTACAACCACAACAACTCCAACTAGCTCATCATCGCCTGTTAAAATTACCGAAACAAGTAGAGTACAACGTAGAATACAGCAACAAAAACTATCGTCTGGCGGTGTATTTATATTACGTAACTACCCTTTTGATACTGTAGCTACAAGAAAAGTTATTTTTGATGGTAAAAAAAATGATAAACTGTCTGATATAATATTTTGTAATACAAGCAGAACTGATGCTATTACATTTGATCTTAGAATTACTACTCTTGATATAGATAACATACCAGAAAAAAATAGAACAACATCAGAATTTAATACTAGCATAGATAATTCTGATAGCACAGCTTTTCTTATAAATCAAAAAGAACTAGCTGCAAAAGGCACTACAACACTAAGCGCAATGACAGGAGGGTTATTAGCAGGATTTACAAGATCTGAAAGCAGGCCGTATTTTATATATGCGATAGTAAATTCAATATCAAGTGGAGCTTTAGATATTACAGTAATCAAATAAAATGAAAAATAAGTTACCTATTTGGATGTCTGACTGGACGTTCGAAACAAAAAAAGGTTACAGGTATGTAATCAAGGATGTAATAGTAAAAGGAATGTCATCTGAAGACATTATTAACAATGAAATGTTGGTAAGTCGAGCTTTGGGTAAGTTGAGAAAGGGCACAAAAAAGTATAACTTGAAAGCCGTAAACGTAAAACTAAAAACTCAACATGGCTATGGCCCAAAATATGAGGATGAAAAAATATTCCAATGAAATCAAGAAACAATACTAAAAAGATAGAAGAATATCTTTTAGCCAATCCAGAACTACTAAACTCTAAGTACGCACAAACAGCAAAATTATTTGACACTAACTACGAAGCTATAAGAGGTATAGCAAGAAGACTTAGAGAAAAAATCAATCCACAACATAGTAAAGAAACAACAAACTTTGAAGAGAATAAAGACGGTGCTACCATAACTTGTGAAGATAGCAGAAGGGTAAAGTCTTTAGATGATCTTATAAAAGCATGCAGTATAGATCTAAATGTATGGGAAGTTGACAAATACGATATAGGAACCTATGAAGTTACAGGTTTTGATAAAGCTAAAAAACCTATAACGATACCAATGTTTAGGACAAAAGCTTGGTTAAAACGTATAGATCCTACAATGAATATACAAAAGATAAGAGAGGAATTGGTCGAAGACTTAGTTCCTCTTTTTGATTCTAGACATGATCATATAATAAGGCCATCTAGTTTTAAAGAAGATGATGCACATCTTTTAGAAATCAATGCTTGCGATCTACATATAGGAAAGATAGGGATAGAAGGAGATGAGTACAGTATTGATATAGCAAGATATAGATTGATAAAAGCTTTAGAACACTTAGTTAAAAGAGCTAGTGGTTTTTATATAAATCAAATTTTATTTGTAGTAGGTAATGATTTTTTAAATGCAGATGGTGATTGGCCTGTGCCTAGCACAACAAGAGGTACACCACAGTTTAACACGAACAAACATATGGAAATGTATAGAGCAGGTAGAAAACTGCTAATAGAATGTATACATATGTTAAAAGAGTATAGTGATGTACATGTAATGGTGATACCAGGAAATCATGATCGTGAATCAATGATGCACATTGGTGATGCTTTAGAGTTGTTTTTTGAAAAAGATGACAATGTATCAGTAGACAATTCTATGTCTATGATGAAGTCATATCATTATGGAAGGTGTTTGATCATTAACGATCATGGTGATGGCCCAAAGTTAAATGATCTGCCAGGTATTGTATCTCAAAGATATAGAGATGTTTGGAGTGAGGTTGCTCATGTAGAAGTGCATAGAGGACACTATCATACTAATAAATCTTACAAGATGCAAGCGGTAGAAGAGCTGAACGGCTTAACCGTAAGAAACTTATCCAGTATGTCGGCCACCGATGAGTGGCACGACATGAAAGGATATGTAGGTAACATTAAGAAAGCTAGCGCATTTGTTTGGAATATAAACAATGGGGTACAAGCTAAACTTAATTATAACGTGCCTATAAATTAGGCCAGATAACTATTATATTATTCATTTATTTCTGGTTCTAATACGTTATATATTTTAGGATCAATTTCTTTGATCTGTTTATAAATTTTTCTGGCTTCACGTTTAGCATTTTCTCTAGCTGTTTTAGTTACGTCAATACCAGTAGCACTATTTATAATCATATGTGCTTTTTCTAATAGTTTATGTGTTTTCTTTTTCATTAATTTATAAATAAATTATATGCAATTGATAAAATCATAGCAAGAAAACCAAAATACATTACTAAGCCTTCTGCTATTATGGTATATTTTTTATATTTATTATGTTTCATTACCTGTTATTTTTGGCGTGCAAAGATAATAAATATTTTAGACTAATTTGTCTTTTACAAATTTAATAAATTCATTCATTTTTCTTTTGTAAAACAAATCAAAATCAATGTATTGAGTTGATCCATTAGGCATAACCTCTTTAGGTTGTTGTTGTTCCCATAGCACGTACAATACATTTCGTAATCTTTGTGATGGAGTTTTATTTTCAAACTCACGATCAATTGTAGCTGTTTCCACAGCGTCTAATTGTTTTTGAGATATAGGCATTGTAGATATAACTACGTATCCTGGTTGCTTTAGCATCCCATACATACTACCTACTATCTCAGGTGATAATTCAGGAGTACCTAGAGATACTCTAACTGTGTTGTCGGCAAGTGTTCTTATATTGTCTATACCGCCTTCAAATACTATTGTATTTTTACTCATTATTTATAACTTTTTCTTTCAATGACAACTTGATCTTTGTTGTTGTTTTTTACAGCTAAATAATTTGCATAGTGCTGTTTTGCCTCGTCTAAGGCTCTCTCTAAATCTACTAATTCATAATCTGTAGATGAGTTTTCCATCCAATGTGATACATTGGTTAGCAATTTAGACGCTAGTCTACGGTGTTGTTTCGAAGTCATATTCTTTAATAATTAATTCTTTCATTTCAATGATAATATCCATTAGTTTGTCATATATAACATCTATGTCGTCATCGTGATTACCATTTCTAATAATCTCATCATCGTACATTTTAGCTACTTTAATTAGTCTATTAAACTTTTTCTTAGCCATCTTAGAGTCTTTACCAACTAAAGTATATAATTGTTCATTGAAGCATCTAAACATTGCTATACATAAAACTAAATCTATGTCCTGTTGGTCTTGTTTACTAATCATCTAACGATTTTATATTGGGACTTAAGCAGCTTGTGCAAAGAGTATCTTCGCTGCTGCTAATCCAGTTTTCTCCACAGTCATTGCATACGTATTCGTATTTATGATCTGTTTTAACTAATGTATTCATTTTCATCATTTTGTCAAATTGATCTCTAGGATCACGTGGTATGTGATCAAACCAGAGTTGCTTTATAAGCTCATCAGCTTCTTCTCTTGTTTCAGGAATGTTGTTATAAATAGATTCTTTTGTATCATCGTCATAAGGACATAACTGTAATAAAGATTCTATTTTATCTATTTGCCAATATTGTATTTCTTCCATTTGTGTAGATATGGGTATCCCAGCTATTAACCAGGATACCACAACCAAACAAAACTATGAAAAACACTAGGACAGAACGTCCAAAGAATTATGCAAAGATAGTTATTTACCATCTTGCATTTCTCTTTCATACCATGCAATTTTCAACAGAACCAAATATCCTATTAAATCATCCACGGTATCTAATGTATTTTCGTTAATACCTCTATTAGCAATTCGCATCAACTTATCGTCAATACGTGCGCTAATACTTTCAACCGCATCACCTTTTGAAAAGATTTTAGCTGGTTGTGTTGCAGAATTACCGTATGCGTTATTCTTCTGTATCAGAAGATCCGATATTCTCTGCATCTCCGACTGGATTTGCGCTTTCATCAGATCCTTTCTTGGCAACTTCTTCATCTATTTGTCTCATTCTTGATAATATTCCTGGTGCATCAGGTATCTGCATACAGTATTGTTGTATCAATATTTCATCTTTAGTATGCTCAGTTTTTTCATTGAAGACTTTGTGTACCCAAGTAAGCAAAGCTACTTCATGCTGCTTCAAAGCCTCTGTAAGGTTTTGAATAACACCATAAATTTTGTTGGATACTTTTACATCCTTGCCATCAATGTTGATTGATTTTCTTTGTGTTTTTGACATAATTAATTTGTAATTGTTTTTAATTCATTTTTCAAAGACTGTATCTTGTCTTCGTATACAGAGATTTTACCATCTCGTATTTGGATCATTTCTCTAAGCTTTTGATTGCTTACGAATAATGTATCTATCAAACCAGCGTTTGTCCAGCGTGGTCTGTATGACAATGTCCTAAATAAAGTAACACCTTTATTATAGTCTTGTTTGATTTTCTTATCTACAGTTGATAGTATTTTATAGTTTTTAATAGCATGTAAAGCTGTGGCATGATCTCTGTTTAAAGTCTGACCTATATGCTTTAATGTATATCCACCTTCTTTTCTAGCAACAGCGCAGAATATCATTCGTGCATCTACTATTTCTCTAGATCTATTAGGTGATAAAAACTTTTTTCTATCAATGTCGTTAGTTACCACGTATGAGTCTAAAAACTCAATCAATGGTATTGTATTATCTTCCATAAACATTTATTTCTACTCCTGGATTTTCTTTGTTATACTCATACTCGACAAAAGTAGGTATCATAAAATCACAGTTATCATCTTCTATCCAACCATTTTTTACCATAAGATCTTGTACAGTTTGTGCAGGATTTATGTAGTCAAATTTATGTTTAGAACCGCGTATAAACTTAAACGAAACAACAACAGGGAACTCTAACCCTGTTATCATCTCTTGAAAATTAATGCGATTCTCCTCATACTGACTTTTGGTTTCTTTAATGTACTTCATAACCGTCTTAGAATTGATAAGCATTTTACCAGTCCAACGTTTAGAGTTTTTACTTGAAGGTACATTACCTTGAATGAAGATCATAATTTTGTGTTTGGTTTACAAAACTACGAAATTATTTAGAATGGCAAATTATCACCCTTTTCATCAAAACTACCGATAACTGGTGCGACAGAGCCACCATTCATGGTGTTTGCTTCAATAAACTCTTGTTCATCTCGTGGTGAAATAGGCTTATTGTACTTAGGATCGTATTTAATTTTAGCACCATCAGCACTAGACCAACGATAACGAACAGCTTTTCTTTTTACTGGCTGTCCATCTTTCACAGTCATGTATTCCTCAAACGTAAAACAAATGTTTACCCATGATCCTACAGCTGCTTTAATAGACTCAATATCATTAGAAAAGTCTTTTACACCACAGTTTGTAAGAAACTCGTGTAGTGTATTCTTTTTCCATTCAGCAGACTTAGGTGCATCAGTTTCTCTGACTGCCCAAAACTTTGCTCTACCATATTCACCTTGTGCGTTTACAACATCAAACTCTATATATGGCGCACCATTATAGTTTTGTCTTTGTGAAGAGTTAGACACAGACAACACTTGGCATCTGTGAGCACCTTCTTTAAAATATGTTTTGTTTTCTACTACTTTAGTAGGTTTTACCTGGCACCCAGCCAAGTTAAATGCAATTACATTACTCATAATTATTTGGATTTGAGATTATCATTTAATACTTTCAACATATGTTCTGGTATGTCGTAGTTTGGCATTTTAGCCTTAACAGCATCACCTTTTCCAGCTTCAATAGCTTTGATCATGTTGTTAAACTTATCTTCATCAAGCTCTGGTTTAACTGCTGGTGCAGATTGTTGTTTTACAGCGTTAGCTACCTCTTCATAAGAAGCAACCGATGTATCTAAGCCAATACCTAAATTAGCAAGAGCACGGCCCCAAGCTGATGTTTCACAGTTTTCTACAAAACTTGTTTTGTTAATGAAGGACGAACCTTCTTTTTCATACGCATGTCCTGTGGAGCGTATGTTTCCGTTCTCATCAAAGATTGTAGCTTTGATAACACAACGATCTTCAGTAAGATCTACAACATCTGATGTTAGACACCAGCCTTTAAAGTTAGATCTAAAATGTTTTAGCCTTTCGTTAACCTCAACGTATTCTTTACCTTTAATGTTAACTGTTTTTAATTTTGCCATAATTTACTTTTTTCGTGTTTCATATTTATTAAACATTTCGTGCGTCTTTTTACCTGCACGTATCGCAAATACGATCTTCAGAAATTTCCTGAACATAACAGGACGACCTCTTAGTATAATAGCAAAGCCTACTTCTCTAAATACTGCAATGAGTATTCGTTTGACAAGCTTCTTATCAATACCTAAGTCGTGTGCAATTTCTGCAATTATTTGTCTTAGTTTTGTGTGTTTGGCCACGTATAAATTTACTAAAATTATACTTAAAAATCTAAGGTATTCTCCTTAAATTTAGTCAGTTCGCTAATAAAGTTTAGCGTAACAGTACCAACACCGATGTTACGTCCTTTGGCAAAGATAATCTGTGCCTTGCCTTGTGTAGACTCTCCGTTTTCATCTTGATTGATACCGTAATATTCTGGCCTGTAAACTAATGCAACTACATCTGCTGCTTGTTCTATTTCACCTGATTCTCTCAGATCAGATAGTGTTGGCTTGCTTTCAGCTCTGAAACCAACACCACGATTGAGCTGTGATAAAGCAACAATTGTAATGTTTAGTTCTTTAGCGAGGTTTTTGAGGGCCCTAGCAACCTTTGAGACTTCTTGCTCTCTGGTTCCTTTTGATCCTGTACTCGCTGTGACAAGCTGTAAGTAGTCAACAAACACAAGCTTAATACCGCAACTGTGTACATATTGTCTAGTTTTAGAAATTAAATAATTCAATGATGTTTGCTTACATTCATCGATATAGATCTTTCGCTCTATTATATCGCTGGCTGTCTGTTGAACTCGTCTGATGTCTTCATCTTTGAGTTCACCGTTTTGTATCCAACGTATTGGTATCTCTGACTCTAATGCAACTAAACGCATTATAAGTTGATTTACCGACATTTCGTAGCTAAATATAAGCGCAGGTGCATCTGCATGCTTAACTGCGTTATATGCAAGATTCAATGCTAAACTTGTTTTACCCATTGATGAGGCTGCACCAATGATAACAAGATCTGTACCTTGCCAACCACCAGTAAACTCATCAAGAGATTTATAACCTGTTGTTACACCTATAATACCGTCTGATGCTATCCTTTTATCAATGTCTATCAAAAATTCTTTCATCTGCAATTTAATATCTGCAACATCGCTATCTTGAACGACCATCATTTTTGCATTCATTTTATTTATAAATGCAATTATTTCGTCTGTAGATTCTCCGTTGAGGTATTTATTTTGCGCTTCAGTAATAAGCGTATGCATTGTCTTTTTACGACTTTGCTCATGCAATGAGTCAATAGCTGACTTAACAGAAATAAACTGTGAATCAAAAGTGTATACATTTGAAAGCTGTATGTTTTCTTCGTGACTACAACCAAGAGCATTAGACATAGACAATAAATCTATATCTTTTTGCTCTGATTGCATAACCAAAAACTGTTCATAAATTCTTTTATGAAACATATTGTCAAACATATTAACGTTCAGCTTTTCTGCGTTTTGATAGTAAAGCTCTGGGTGCATAAGTAATTTAGAAAGCAGAACTGCTTCTAACTCATATTTAATTAATTCATCGTGCATCACATTTTTTTGGGGCGTTAAATTTAATCATTATTTTTTATTTCGCTTTCTTTCATCATAAATGTTTCACACTCTTCTTTACATTCAGAACATTGATATTCTGTAGGATAAGATCCTTTAACATCATCTTCTGTTAGAGTGTATTCTTCATCATCTTGGTAATATATTTTTGCTTGACAGCATTGTGACGCTGAATCTGTTTCAAAATAATGATCATGAAACGTTCCTCGCGCACCGTGTGCATTTAAAACACCAGCAAAACAACAACCAGGTTCATCATACTCAAGTTCAAACTCTAGGTTTTTATACTTATGCATAATGTTTTGAATCCAATTGCATGGTGGGCCCCACGCTGTATCAAAAGTAACGTTAAAACATTGTGCTTCTGACTCATTTATATATGGTTCACACGCATCCCATTTAGTACCCCAGTTATCTAAAGACCAGTTATACCAGTCTTCACGATCACCACGAAACAAAGTCCCTTCAAAAGAAAACTCTGTATCTTTGATACTTGTGGATTTTTCTACAAAATCTTGTAGTTCAGCAACATGCTCTTCTGTGCACGTTACATGTAAATTATTCCAACACCAATTAGGCATATTTTTCTACTAATTTACGTGGTTTACCTTCAAAGATTACTTTGTCATCATAAGTATCATAAACTTTAATTGTTATGTCATCATGATGAACATATATATAATATATATATTCCTCTCCGCAATCATGTGCGTCTGGATGCATCAAATAAATACCTCCAGGACCATCTTTAAATTGGGCAAACATTTGTGCTGCTAAACAATCTGAACCATTTGCAATTTGTCTTTTTTCATCTAATCCAATACCATTTACCACATTAAAAGGATAAAGCCATGTAGCCAAATCTACTCCATGTCCATCAGGGTATCCATCGAATTGACGATACATAGTTGTTAATACATTTTCTTGACCATCATCATACTTTTGTATGATTTTTGTTAAACTTCTTGTTCCCATAATTAATCTTCTATTATTTGTGCATTTAAATCAAAAGACCAGTCAGGTTTTTTGTGACATTCTTTAACAGTAGTAATTGAATCTAAAACAACACATTGTTCCATTTCTTCTTCAACAATATGATCCCATAAATTTGTTTGTGCTACAAACAATTCTTTATTGGAAAAAGTAGCATCCAAAACATCTTGCACTGTTTTTTCGTCTTTACATTTTACATATACTTCAGTAGTATATGTTCTTTCGACTTCTATTTTAAAGTATTTCATAATTAAATATTTACAGTTACTTCAACCCAACCTTTTTCGCTGTGATCAGCGTTTACATTATAGCCATCTTTGTGCAACATTGTTTCTAATTTCATTGCTGCTACCCAAAGCTCTGGCTCTGGTACTTGATCGTGATAGTCATCGTACATTGTTGCACCACGACATTGATAAAATATATCATCCACGTCTTGTTTAACTAACTCAAACTTCCAACCATTAACAGTTACGTAGTTTGATAAATCATCTATTTTACTCATCTTCATTAATTTTAATTGTGAACCAAGATCCAGTAGGTGCGTCATGGTGGTAACAGACTCCTGAGAGTCCATCACCATCCATCCACACGTCTGTGCGACAGCGTCCATCGTGCATTAGTAATGCATCTGCTATCTTTTCAGGATCACTTGATGTCATGTATCCTGTTTGTCCACGCCAGTTTCCGTTTGAGACTTCTACATCCCAAACACTACAACCCATGTCTTTTAACGCATTCACCATATCGTACAAATAGTCTTCGTACTGAAACTCATCATGCGTTTCTTCGTAGCTTGCTACGTATACTTTATGTTCTTTTACATCCATTATACTTATAATTTTAATTTTTCTAAAAAATATTCATACACTTCTGGTATGTGTTTTTTGTAATAAGGTTGCTCACCTGCAACCCAGCTTTTTAATGCTTTTTTATTTGGAAAGCTCCAATTTTTAGCATTTCCGCTGTTTACCATGTCAAATGTTGGCTCTATATCGTCAATAAAATCACCAACTGTCCAGCCTTCCCATATATGTTTATTTCTATCCATTATACTTCTTGTAAATTAACTAACATTCCTTTTTCCATTAACTTATCCTCAATGGTTTTAAAGGCTATCAGGTTCTTTTTGTAGCCAGAGCCTGTCATAAGATTATCAATACCTTTATCATCTATATGATTCGTGTAATAAGTTACGCCATTGAATAATCCCCAAAGGGTATTACCTTTAGCTGCAAGCTCGTGCTGCAAAGCTTTACCAAAGCCTTCGATTTGGTTTTTCTTACGAGTAGAGTTATCACTTACTTTGCTATTCATGTCAACCTTAAATATCTTTTGCATAACATTTTCAATAATAGTCTGATCCACAGGAACTCTATTCATTGCTTTGTATGTAAGCATAAGATTGTCATCAAGAATCAAAGCTTTTTCAAACTCGTCTACAGCAAACTGTAATCTTTGAGATGCGCTCATAGTATGTCTAAACTTAGTTAGATCTTTCATAGCCATGTGAAAGGTGTTAGAACACGATATAACTGTATTGGTAGAACCAAAACCAATAGCGTGTGAACCATTGTGTGAGTTAAGACAGGTAATGTGACGCTTTAATTTGTCACCATTTATATTGTAATCTTCTAATGACAATTGATAATAAATCTTTTGTCCTGGAATTCTACCCATAGCATCACCTTTAATGTCACCACCAAATTTGTTTTGTATTCTAACCATAATTTCTGCTAGTTCTTCGTTCTGCATAGGAACGTATCTTTCGCCTACGGTGCTTAACCAAGCGTTATTGTCAGATCTAAATAAACCGTAACTTTGTGTTTTTTTCCCATCTTGTGTAAACAATGGTTCTTTTTGTACAGACCAAGCTGTGTTAGTATTGTACAATGCGTCAAAAATCTTTTGATTATTATCCATAATAGTATTAAATGTGCCCTCCATTTCCGTTAGGCAGTTCGTATAAATATTCAATTTCTTCTGTTGCGTCTGACCATCTATTAGTCAGATCACATAATCCAAAACCGTGATTCAATGGACCTTCGTCCATGTTTTCTGCAAGCTTATCTACCCACAGATCTTCATTATTATGTAACCATATTTGTGTTTCACTTAATGGATCAACAAAATCTGGGACATCTATTTCGATCATGCCTATTTTGTAGAAGACCTGTCGTTGTAATAATTTAACTTTCATATTACTGGTATTGTTCCTAGTTTTTCATAGTTTGTAATGATAGCACCACCATCATTACCTTCATCATCCATAGACGGTATAAGCATACCGCCATCGTCAAGATGTATTACGACTGGTGTTTTATACCACATCCATTTTTTTACCTCTTCTTCAGGCATATATTCTATCTTAACGATAGTGCGACCTTCAAGTCTTTTAGCAATTTCTTTAGTCCAGTACTTTCTTGGATCTTTAATCATAATTTATTTTTTCTTTTAAATAAATATAGCAACCTTGCACTAATTCCTAGTTTCTTGGCTGCCATCTCTACAGTTTTACATAGTTTCAGGGCTCTTTTCATTTCCCTGTCTCTCATTTGTTTAATCGTCATGATTAGGTAAATGTTCAACTACTTGTTTTACCTGTATGGTTACATGTTCTTTGTCATGTGCCATACAATGATGTAACAACCATACAATTTCATCTATTGGTTCGTTACATTCTTCTAACAACCATTTTGCATATACATGCATTTCTCCTTGTGTTAGTCTACTGTACAAATGTCTTTTACTCATCTTTGTTATATTCTTGTGCATCCTCTCGTCTGCGTTCATTATATTCATGTTCACTTATCATAGTGTAGCATGTTTCGTCATCGCCACATTCGGAGCAGATCATATACTCGTCAGCGTGTTCTTTACACTCGCCACAAATATCTGTTTCTGACCAGAATCTAGCGTCACAGCAATTACTTGCTCCGCTTCCTTCCTGTTCCACGCCACAACAGCTGGTAACCTCGTCAGAGGTCCAGCCATCGTCTTGTGGATTGGATAGTTTCCAATTATCGTAACTCATTACCAGGAAGAACTATACATATAATCAACGTAGAATAATGTTCCTGATGGATAATTATCTATTATTTCTCTGAGACTATTGTAAGTGTAAATAAGACTTTCAAAATAGTATTCATCATAGTGTTCACCACCGAAGAAAAAACCTGATTGTGTTGGCAACAACTCCTCAGCTTTATCTCTATTGTTTATGACTTCTTCACACAGATCTCTCAAATCTTTGAGTTGATCTAATGTAACGTTATATAGACCGCAGTCATCTTCTCCATCTTGTACGTTTTCTACAAACCATTTATGAATGTGATTTGCTTTACGCCAATAGATAGCCGATTCAGTTATTTCTTCTATTTTATGTGGGTTTATACCTACGTCAACAGTTTTACCTTCACTTTTTACTGTGATTTCTGCTGTAACACCTCTGTGTTCCCATTGTGTACCAAGATATGTTTTCTTGGTTAAATACATGTCTAGTCCCATAATTACTTAATTTTTAATTTTTCTATTAATCTATTATATCTGTATTTAAGCTCAACCTTGAGATGCCCCATGTTACGCTTATATTTATTTTCATCAAACTGTTCTACAGTTTTCTGTATGCCTCGTAGCTTATTTAATATCTCTTGGCGCATTATCTAAAACTAATTTTTTGTTAAATATCATATTCTGTAAGAATAGGTATTCTGCCATAGCATTCTCACCGTTAATTCTTAAGAAGTTTTCGGCAAGATTCTTAACATCATCTAATTGCTGTTGAGATTCGCATGAATTGATTACCGTTACGCAGTAATCATATCCTTTTTCTTTAACTGTTTTATTCATCTTAATAATTATTTAATTTATTATCGTATAACATATCTAGTTCCTCATCTGTAAATGTAGCTTCAGCTTCTAGTTCTTTTATTTCAGGATTCATTATGACTGATTGAGCAAGCTCTTTAGCTTTGCGTATCGCTTTGCCTTTGGCAATATCATAATGTGTATTCTGGATAGCATAGTGATCGCCATACATTTGTATGTGCTTTTTATTCTCCATGTTCTCCTCTTTCTGAGGTATGATAGTAATTGCTACCTCGCCATCTTCGTTGGCTGCTTCAATTAATGTTTTAAGTTTGATTAACGCATTAATTTTTTTAGTTCCATTTCTAGGATCAACGAATGATTGGAATTTACCTTTAATTAAATTTGACATAGTTTTATTGTTTTTGGTATTAGATATTGTATTTTCTCATTAGTGATGTACCAATGGTAAAGATCAGCCCTGTTAAGATAGCTGTTATCATACCTGAGAATGTACCCAGGAATAGTAATGGTAGTCCAAGCGTAAGCAGGACATCCCATAATACATTAGTTTTTAAAAATGCTTTTCTTGACATTACTTTACGTAGGATCAAGTAGAAACCAGCAGCGCTAGCTGCACTCATCATTACAATGCTCATAATTATTTTATTTATTAAGTTTAGTATTTAGGTAATATTTCAGTTTGGTAAGTTCATCGAACCTAGCCATAACTGTTTCGTCATATACATCATCAACAAAGTCTGATATGTGTCTGCGATGCAGAGCTAGTCTTTCTTCAATGAGTTCTTTTAATATGTGTAACTCATTCATTGCGTCTAACGCTTCATCTAACATATCTTTTCTTGCAAGTTCTGCTTCACGCATATCTGAAAAGTTTTCTTTGTTTCTTTTTTGGGCTTCGTTAGCCCATTTACTAATTGGATCTTTCATATTCTAAAATTTGTTTAATTCTTTTTATTAATATATATGGACTTATGGAGCCCATTTCAAATTCTTCAATTTGATACATTATTTTTTCTTTCATTTTACTTTCCATAAATTAACTGTTCTATTTGTTTCAGGATCTTTATAATCTCCTGCATATATTACTACATGTTTTTCACGTAGTTCTGTAACACGTCCTGTTACTCTATTTATATCCCAGCTTAAAGCTTGAGCTATTTGTCTGTTAGTACATTTCTCAAGCGTCATTATAGCTTCGTATACTTGTGCTTGTCTTTTACTTAATGTACCAGACTCTAATAATTGGTGGTAGCTGTCTACCGATTTTTCGTTCACCATGATTTTCTATTTTTTATTGATTCTTTTATTCTATCTTTATGATAGTCGTAAAGAGCATAGCAGTATAATACCACTATGCCCAACCAGATATATAACCACATTATTTCTGTAAGAAATCTCCAAGCTTATTACTAGCTATGTGGAAGTTACTAATCTGTTTCTTCTTAAACTTAGCGAGGTAAGTATTTATGAACTTACGCTTGCGTTTATTATATGAAGCGTTCTGATCTTCGATCCACTTTTCCATTTTGAAGAAATTGTTATCAAAGAACTTTGCTCTACGGGTTTGACCGTCTAGCATTGTTACTTTCATTTCAGCTTTATTAACTGATTTAATGATCGTATGTGCTTCTTCTCTACGAAATGCTTGGTGAGCTCTTTCGTATGGGTTAGCTTTGACTGCTGCAAGCAGATCGTCATATTTATCAGACAGTAGGAACTCGTCCCACTTTTTATCTGATGTTGCTGCTTCTAGGTATTCTAGTTCAATACCTTTGTTGTCTAGTGCCGATCTATCGTTCAGCAAATAGATTCTAATTTCATTAGTTTTCATATTGGTTTCCCTATTATAAGCACTCAAGGGTTCCTTGTTTTTAGAGTACTGGTTAATTATTTTATTTGATTTTTATAATACGTTATATCTCTTTCGTGAGATCTGAGCATAACTTCGTTATTGCGAAGTCTTTTTTTTTGTGTTTGTATTATATCAAGATTAGTAGATTGTTCTTTAGTTAATCTATTAACATCATCTTTTAAATCTTTTTGCATTTCTTTTAGCTCAAGATTTTCTGATGTTAATCTATCTACCTCAGCTAACGCCTGGCGTAGCTCGAGATTCTTTTTTAGTATTGCTTCCATATTATTTTAAATTCATTATATAAGTTACGTTAGTATAGCCATCAATCTGTTTAAAGCTGCAATGCTCTTTGAGGAACGCACGGAAGTTATCCGTAACGTTCTTCATCTTGCATATGTTAGCCCAGTTGTACCAATGGTGTAACTTGGGCAGTTCTGCTTTCTCAACTTTGTTGACTATTATCATACG